TTTTTTATTATCTTCGTTTTTATTATCTTCGTTTTTATTATCTTCTTTTTTAGTATCTTCTTTTTTAGTATCTTCGTTTTTAATATCTTCCTGTTTCTCATCTTCGTTTTTAGTATCTTCTTTTTTATTATCTTCTTTTTTATTATCTTCTTTTTTAGTATCTTCGTTTTTAATATCTTCATGTTTCTCATCTTCAATATTATAAGAAATATTAGTGTTATTTTCACTATTAATAGTAGTCATATTAAAGTATTATGTTAAAATATAAATATAACTCTAACATAAAACAACCAATAAAATATAATTAATTATAATTACTTCTTACTTTTTATAATAATATAATTTACTTAATAATCTTAATATTTTCAATCCTATAAAATAATCAATAATATCATTTGTATTAAACTCTTTATTAAAGAAGGGTTCTTTAACAATTTTATATTCAAAATAATGTAGAAACTTTTTCTCTCCACGCAACTGAATAATATTTGTATAATAATTTATAAATTCAAACAATTTAGATTTAAAATGCAAACTATAGCTACTTAGCTTATAAGCAACAATCCTATTTAAACTATATTTTTCATCTGTATAAAATAAGTTTTCTTTTGCTCTATACTTATTATAATTAATAAAATTATGATGTATTAAGTCAATATGACTATATATCTTAGATTTTAAGGTTTTCTTAATTGCTTTTCTTGATATTAAATAAGCCGCAGCACTTATTGACCCAATATGTGTGCTATAAGTATCAATTGTTGGTATAATACCATCACTATGAAGTTGAATAATTTCCCAATTGTTATCCAATATTTGTATATCATATACTGTTTTATTTAATTTATCATAAAATTCATCTTTATTAAATAATGGAAAAACATCATCTTCCATTATTAAAAAATAATTAATAGTTGGTGCCTTATCTTTCTTTATATATTTTTTATATATATATTTACAACACATTATATGACTTAAAGCACAACCAATTACTGATTTTGGTGTATAATTTAAAGCAAAGTTGGATACATATTTTCTATAACTACTTTTAAAATGCTCATCTTTTAAAGCATTAATGCCGCTAAATCTCTCACTGATTATACCTAATTCTAATAAATAATATGCTTGTTTATTATAGTTAACTTTGTAATCATCTAAATTTATGGTAAATGATTTTAAATTAGAATAATCAGATTTTATTATAAAATAGGGACTATTATATTTAGCCATTAAGTTAATACTATTAACTTAATATTTTTATATAATTTATAATTTATAATTTATAATTTATAATTTATAAATATCTTAAATATCCAATCTTAAATATCCAATCTTAAATATCCAATTAAATATCCAATCTTAAATATCCAATTAAATATCCAATCTTAAATATCCAAGCTTACTATATTTCTATCACTTTTTTGCTTCCGTTTTGATTTTGTCGGTATTTTTGCATTTGTTAAATCTTTTAAATCATCTATACTAATTGTGCTTGCTTCATTGTAATTTATTTCATTATTATCATATTGTTTTGCCTTTAGTCCATTTAATAAGGAAGATATGCTTTGATTTTGAGGAGTTAATACACTTGGACCTCTCATTTCGGGGCGTGTTATTCTCTCTTGATCATATGGATTTGCTTCATTATTTGTAATTTCGATTCCACGCGCCGAATTAATATCAGGACGATTTACAATATTTGGCATACGTTGGCTACGTTCTGGTATTTTGGTTTCAACAGACATCGGAGGAGGGCCTGAGTTTACATTTGGAGGCATAGTGCTTCCAAATCCGGGAGTATATCCATTTTTATTATTCATTGAATTAGATCCATTGTTTCCTGCAAAAAGTCCATTCATAAAACCACCAAAGCCTGGATTTGTTTGTCCCATAGTATTAACTGCTGCTTGTGTAAATTGTTTCATTAATTCTGGATTTTGTCTCATAATATCGTCCATTCCAGGCATTGAGGATTTAAACAATGTATTAGACATATGAACCATCATAGCAGAACCACCTAATTGAAACAATAATTTTAATTCAGGAGACATTTTTGCCTTTGACTTATATTTTTCGTGTAATTCGGCAAAAATATCGTCATAGTCATCTATATTTTCATTTATTTGTTCACCCCAACCATCTAATTTTATATCAAATGGATCAAACTTGTTATTTAAAAATTCTAATCCTGTTATACAAGCCATCATCATTTTGCCTTGAAACTTAACAGCATTTGATTTCTCTTTTTCAGCAATAATTGTTTCATATTCTCCGATCATTTCATCTAAATCAGAATCCATAGTGTAACGTTTAGACAAGCTTACACCTTTTTTCTCTAAGTCATCTAACTTCCGCACGTATTTGAATTTTTCACGCAATTCTTCTTCTTTTGTTAATTGAGGTTTTTGTTTGGCTTGTTCTACATTTATTGGAATATTATTAAATTTACCATATCCATCCCATGTTTTTGTTTCATTCATGTTTGCAGTAGATTTTCCTAAATTATTTGTATCATAATCATTAGAGTCATCATTATGTGTAACGGGTTTAACATTTTCTCCATCTACTTTACTTGAACCAAATAAATCACCAAACAATGATTTTTTGGTTGAACTGCTTTGATTGTATTTTATTTCTTTTTTTGTATCATTATCTTGAGCATATGTTTTTACTGGTTCGCTTGAAGTTGTATTATTATCTGTAAGACTATTTAATTCGCTCTCTAAATTTGTAATATCTTCAATATCAATTGAAGAACTCGCTTTCTTGTCATTTTTATTTTTAACATTCATTAATAATTCGATGCCTCCACCAAAATTTGATGTTGGTTTGCTTTGAATAGTATCATCAAATGAGTCATTAAATTTAAATTCTGGAATACTAAAGCTGTCAATATTTAAAATATCTGGCTCTATTTCAACAATTTCCATTACTCCTATTATGATTTAAATAGAAGTTTAATTTTTAAATACTCCGCAAACAATATTAATATATTAACAATTAATTAACAATTAATTAACAATTAATTAACAATTAACAATTAATTAACAATTAATTAACAATTAATTAACAATTAATTAACAATTAATTAACAATTAATTAACAATTAATATAATAATAAGCTTGTAAAAAACAGTCAGCTAAATCATCTTTCTTTGAATGGCTACTAAAAAAAATAACTTCATTATTCATATTATATTTTTGTAATACTTCTTTTGTATAATATATACTTAGTTTTTTTCTATCTGCATAACTAATTTTATTAGTGTTGTTGTTACTATTATTACTATTATTACTAATATTACTAATATCTGGAGTAGCTAAATTAGCAATAGTTTTGTTTTTTTGAAATAATTTCAATTTATTAATTGCTGAAATAAAGTGTATATTATAATTATTAGAATTTATAAAATATTGTGCTATCATACCTTGAATAGTTTTCATCCGATTTGCTATTGGACTTATTTGATTTTCAAGTATTATTTTGTCTAATGTTAATAGATCATAGTCTTTAAATAATTCGTTTAAACGATCCTTAATATTAATTCCAATATCTACCAAATTTATAGTATTTGCACTAACATTTTCTATAACCTCTAAGCATTGACTATTTAAATGTTGTTCTAATAAAACTAATATATTAGATTTATTCATAGATTTATCAATAACTATATTATATTCTTGCGCTAATAATATAAGTTTTTTTAGAGATTGTTTGTTTAAAGTTTTAATATTACATAAAGGAATGCTATAATTTGTTTTTTTTGCATGTATTTTGCAATAATAAGTATCATTTTTTACAAAAACAGGTTTTTTTTTGCACTTATGTTCAAGACAATCTATATTTTTATTACATAAATTTATAACATCCCATTTTATTATTTTAAAATCATTAGTTTCATTAGTTTCATTAGTTTCATTCGTTTCAATAATAATAAATGCTAAATTCTTTATACCAATATCTATACTTAATAGTTTCATACTTATATAATACTTGTTTAAATAAGTATTATATAGTTGTTTAAGTAATTATATTACACTAAATTACATTAATTGTAATTGTTTAAGCTAACGCACCTAAACATATTGAATAATGTATCCGTGAAATATAGTA